AACACGATATTGAAAACAATGTCAACTATTTTCAGCTTCCAGCAACGACAGCAACTCGTCCAGTGTAGAAACGCTTCCGACGATCTTCATAACTTCATTAGTCTCAACGCATTGGCGGAGGTCTGCGAAAAACCGCTCACGCTCGTCTCGGATGAATTGCACGATGGCCTTGAACTCATCACGATCAGATAGAGACTCGATTGCTTGCTGGACGGTTGGTTTAGGTAGTGTGGTCATATTATTACTTGCGCTTCTTGATTCCAGCTTCGGACATTGCGATTGCGACCGCTTGTTTCCGATTTTTCGCCAATGGGGCTTTCTTTGGTCCTTTGGGATTCACTCCTGCATGAAGAGTCCCAGCCTTATATTCACCCATGACTTTCGCCACCTTAGCCTGTTTGGCGGCTTTTGTTTTTGGCTTTTTCATAGACTACTTGCGTTTAGCTTTTTTCTTAGGCATACGGCCCATCTTGATTTCAATCTCGACGTAGCCTTTGCCTTTTTTGCCTTTGCCGTATTCTTTTTCTTCCTTGTGGCCGCAGCCATTTACTTTGCTTTTCATAAGATTATTTGTGTTTCATGCCCATTGCCGACATTATGGATTGGGTGATTGTTGGCTTAGACGCTTCCTCAGCCTTATTCAAATTGCTTTGCACAACGCTAACTTCTTTTAATGCATCACTATTTAGCGGAGGGATGTTCCTATCTCCTCCAATATGCCTTGAAATTACAGTTTGTCGAAACGCATTATCATCATTCAAATACGCATCGCCAGCTGGTCCAATATTTGCAAAGTTTTTCTTGCGCCATTCCTGCATCTCAGGTGTTATTTTGAACTTAGGAGAGTAATCATTTTCTCCCATCCAATGCCTAGATGCTTCCAGTTTCACCAACGCATTGTATCCAGTTGGATCGTTTCTAAAATAATTTTGATTTGGAATAATGACTGAAGGCTCCCCGCCTCCTTGCCCCGGAGGATTCTTGCTACCTCCCCATGCCATTCCCGCTACTTGCTTGCCGTCTTTATTGTAGTAATCTTCAAGACCCATGCTTTTGGCGGGAATTACTGGATACCCCGCATAACTAGTCAGCAACGGAACATTATATGTTTGTTGTGTTTTTTTATTGGCTTTACTCAGCAGTGGCAATTCAGGCATAAAATTATTTCATTGATTTGCTTCCGCTGCACTTCCATTTGCGGCGTGACAGGTTATTTGGAGAGTTCTTGTCGCTACGCCAGTCGCCTTTGATAGCATTGGATCGAGCGCAATAAGCATCGCCCTTAGCTGTTCCCGGACGAATCCTGTCACCACCGTCTGCGGCTTTGCCAGCCTGCCCATACTTGACGGTCTTCTTGCGTCCAGTGTCAGGATTGGTGACTACTTTTTTGAACCGCTTCTCCATTACTTTTTCTTCGCTGTTTTGGCAGACTGCTTGAAATCTTGGGCTGAAGGAGCCTTCTTTGAACCCACTTTATTCATCTTTTCGCCGCTGCCAGCTTTAATACGAGCTTTCTTAGCATTAATGTTACTATAAAGTCCTTGTTTCATTTGTTTTTCTTTTTGTTTTGAGATTCATATTCAGCCTTTAAGTATCCGCGAACCGTTTCAATAGTATCCTTGTCCCCGATTGGCTTCCCGTCGATATACAACCCAGTGTCACCCTTGGGTCTTGCTTCAGAAACAATTTCATTATTGGTTATTTTGAAATCAAATCCGGTTCCTTGTGAAAACGCACGTAAGGCTACATCACCAGCAATTCCAGCAACATCTCTTATTCCTGCAATGTATTCCCTTGCCGCTGCTAATTTTTTTTCATCAACTTCAATTGGTGCTTTTTTTGCTGTTGGCAATGGCAATGGCAATCCTGTTTGTTTCTTTGGTTTATCTAATGGCATATTTTTATTGTTGCATTCCTTGGGTTGTCACGCCTCCCATTTGTGCGGGATTTGTGCCAATTTTACCGATCTCTGCGTTCTGCATTTGCTGCATTTGGCATTGATATTTGCGTATAGTCCTTGCTTCAAACTATTTGATGACCCTACGAACGGTTGAAGAAGATGTTCCTCTTGCCTTGTTTTGCTCATGTTGCCGTGCTGATTCAATATTGGCATTATGGCGAGATTGTTGAGCCATATCATTAACTGGTTTAATTGCAGAATAACCAAGATCGGTAACGTAACCTTCAAATTTTGTTTTTGAACTTCTTGTGGCCGCTTCTGCTTGAGCATCTGCTTGCTTTTTTAAAGTTGCTTTTTCATCCATCATTTTCTTTCCGGTTATATAAGCTGGATTCTTTGTGATATCATATGTTTTTCTTTTTTCTGCCATATTATTATTTGGTTTGTAAAATTATTGTTGCATTCCTTGGGTTGTCACGCCGCCCATTTGAGCTGGATTTGTGCCGATACGGCCGATCTCAGCGTTCTGAGCTTGTTGCAGTTGGAATTGGTATTGCTCCATATACTTCTGAAGCCGCGCTCCAAACGCCTCATCAGATTGAGCGCGTTGAGCAACGTCAGGCTGCTGAACGTAGGCTTGAACCATCTGCATGGCGATCTGTGCTCCGTTTGGTTGTGCCGGAACCTCGATACCAGCAAAGATCTTCGCAAGGTCATCAGTGACGTTCTTAGCCACCTTCTGTTGCGCTTCTTCGACTGGTTGCAGCACATAGTCCGCAAAGATCGGGTTAATGCTCGAAGCAGTAAATTCAAGTAGCTTGTTGACATCGAGAATGCCGTTACGATCAAGTTGGACAAGCGACACCATATTCTTCAATTGGGTTTCCGCAGTTTCTGGATCGGTCGTCAATGAGTCAAACGAAACAGTAATGCTGAAGTTCTCGTCAGGACTGCCCTTCTGCATAACTTGCGGATTTGGATTTCCAGTGACTTGGAAGAATACCTCATCTGGCCCCATACGTTGATACAGCTTCCAAGCCATGTTTAGAACGTCACGAACGTGATCCAAGAACTTCCCGATATAGAACTGTTGACGAGCGGCAGTGAGAGGATTAGTCAAATCTAGTCCAATAGCACGATCAGCCTGTGCTTGCATTGACATCTCAGCTTCCACCGAACCTTGATCCATTGGAGGGACTGGCCCCCAAGCAATTTCACCAAGACGACGATATGGAACACGGCGACCTGGCCCCCAATCGGATGGAGGACGACCAGCAGGGTGCATCAATGGAGGTAGCGTAGCCAACGATGCTCGGTCAATCCGGCTATCACGTTCAGTCTTGATTTGCATCTGTGCGCCACGGAGAACGTCAGAGAACGTCTGGACCTCATACATGCGCTTTTGATCATTCGCCAAACGAGTCACGACAAATGGATAATCATCGTATCCGTTAAGAAGCTCATGCTTTGCGTAGCCATCGGCTTGCGGGTGGAATACCGTGCAATAGATACCTTCAGAACCGTCCTCTTCGTCAATCAAACGCTGATATCCATAAACGACCATCACTAAATCGTTGTCATCCGTAATCGGAAGACGCGTGACAGTCTTTACCTTTTCTCCATCAAGATACATGGAGTCTTTTCCGCGAAGATTGGAGATTGCGTGATCAACCCACTTGCGGTCCCATCCTTCGTTTGTGGCCTTCTTCTCAAGCTCCTGAGCCGTTAAGAACGTGCGCCAGAAAATGTATGGGGCGCGTTGAGGATCGGAAACATACGGAGGGAATACAACTTCTCCGTCTGGCGCACACGAATACACGATTGGGCAATCAACAGTTTGACGAGGAAGCGGAATGTCTGCGACACCTTTCTTCCGCATGTCCATAATTGCCTTTTTCGCCCGCTTGTTTGACAAGTCAGGGAATGCTTGCTTGATCATGCCAAGCAGAGTCTCGTCGTCATTCCCATCAATAATAAGGTTCGCTAGATCAGGGGATTGTTGGGCAATCTGTTCGATGGTTACTTGTTGCAAATATGTCCTTTTTTCTCGCTTCCAACCGACATAGGAAACCATAATCCCCTTCTCTAGCAAATAGTTCGCTCCCAACTCCATTTGATTCTTGAAGTCAGGAATATACGTCGAGCGCATCCATTTAAGGAACGACGACACAATAGAAGCTCGCGGCATTGAAGCCATAGACGTTGGGAACGCCTTGATGTGACTACGTTGAAGTGCTTGGTCAAACAGAGACACATACATGTCAATCCGTTCACCAACGACGTTCACCTCTTGATCAGATGCACCCTGCCATGGAAAGGCATTTGCGCCATTCTTGCGTAAATCATCGGATTTTCCGTCCCAAATGTTCCGTCGATCATTATAAGACCTCAAG